TGGGGTGGGGGCGGGGTCGGCTGGGTTAGGGACGTCAATGACGGCATATCGTCAGGGCCAAGCCCTTCTTCGTACAGTGCACCACTGACCTCTATCAGCGACTGCGGTGAAAAGTGCTGTGACATAATATCGGCCATGATCCGCACAGTATCGCGGGCGAACCTGGCCACTTCGTTTTGCCTGTGGGTCAGACGGGTGCCGGTATTGTTGGTCTTAAGCCTCACACCGCCCAGCGTCTCACGCGGGTCACTGGTACCGCGCAGAATATCATTGAGGCCGGTCAAACGGTCCATTTCCTCAATTTGCTTCTGCTTGACAACCATCAGCTCGTTAATGACATCTTTGATGACCTGAACTGGCATCAGCGACCAGTTACCCTCAACACCGCCCTGCTCGGCAAATGCCGCCCAATCGTCAACTGGGATAAGTTCGTTCTCAATGCTTTCATTGAACAGTCGCTGAATGTCCTTGGCCGCTGCATTGTAAACGCCTGCCATTTTGCAGGCTTTCGTCAGCATAGCGATACGCTGCGTCAGTTCGTCAACTTGAATGGCCTGATCCTGATACTGAATGAAATCAGGCACCGGGATCAGCGTGTTATTGGTGCCATTGGCATAAAGCGGACGCGGCACCGGGTAAAAGTTCTCAAGGTTGAGTGGGTCATCCTTGCGGTCGCACAAGTATTCGTAACCTACGGCAACCCAATACACCTTTTCATCATCCTTGGACCAGATCTCATATACCTGGCACTTGTCGTGGTCCGACGCTTGCAATGTAGTATTTTGCGTGCGGTCACCACGATTGTCCTTCTCAAGCGGGATGCCTTTGCCAATGGTGGGGCCAAAACGGCGTATGGCCTGATCCCGTGACAGGTAGACGCGCTTGCCAATTGACGTAACTTCTGTCCAAGTGCGGGCACGTATGGGGAAGCTGAAGAAGTCCAGCCACTCAACAAAATCAACCGGGGTAGACTCACGGATAATCCTATCACCGGTATCAATCAGCTTTTCTTCTTCAGGGGTTTCTTGCTCAGGCTCAATTGTAGCACCCAAGCTGTCATCGGCCCCTATTCTATCTTGATCAGTAACAACATTCTCACTATTCATCAGGCGCGGGCGCACGCGGCCCTTCTCAGTAACGGTCTGTGCCTGATCCTGCGGCGGCGTGAGGCGGCCAGGAAGTTCACCCTGCGCGTCACGCATATCAGTTTGCGTCTCAGGCGGCAGTGAAACGCTTTCCTCAATTTGAGGCTCATAACGCACCCAGACCGTGCCGCGCCCTGGCAGCAAGTAATCAGCCACCGCTTGCTGCAAGGATTCGTTGTAGCCGCAAATTTCAATTTCATTACGCAGTGCCCGCTCAAGAATTTGAGCCGCAGCCCTGCCAGTCGGGTCTTTGTCTTTGAATCTTCGTTCAGCCACCGGCAACGGTGTTTTGCCGTACAGGGCTGGCTTGAGGATTTCTACGTTTGACCAAAGCGCATTGTAGCGGCGCTGCCCTTCTTCATCAGTACGGCTGCGCTCGTCACGGTAGCGTTTGACAACAGATTCACCGCGCTTCAGCCAATGCTTGTACTGGGAATTGTCCTTGACCGCATTGATCTGGTCAAGCCAAAACTTCGCCAAGCGGCGGCTTTCTTCACCACCGTTTGGCCCAGCAATTTCGTCGACTTGAATTGGCATCAACTTCCTACATCATCACGTTTGATTTCAATCGTATTAACTGGCTTCCCACCCCACCCCGTTTGTGTAACAAAAAATTCAATATGCCAGGCACCAAGAGTGTCTCGTACATCAAACCCAAATTCCAGATGACCATTCTTCACCCGTGGTTCAACAAATTTCTTAATTTCTGCCTGTTCACCACCAGAAAGATCAAAAACCTGATCCCACGGCATCCGTTTGAATACTTCTTCCAAAGAAAGCTTTGCGCGGTGTTTTATAGCATGACCAGTTTTACGAAAAGCCTCAGCATTTTCTTTACCACCCATAAATTCCTCAAAACTGGGCATTTTATCCTCCTCAGTGAATTCTCACAGTATGAAACTTGCCACCATGCTCATTGGATTCCCACATATCATCAAGCGTCACGGTACAGGTCTTTGGATCAGTTGAGATCACCTTTGGCTTGGCAGCTTCAGGGTTAGGGGCATGGCCAGAAATCATTTTATCTAGAACCTGGCCGATCAGCCCCAATGCGTCAACTTGGTCGTCATTGCGCCCAGCATCAAAGGTCAACAATTCATGACGAAAGGCCGGATACCAGGGTGCATGCGTTGGCACATACAAACCGTCCATCGCCATGCGGCCCCTGATTGATTGGGCGCGGGTTTTCTTGTCCACCCGCGTAGGGAACTGCTTGCGGACCACGTACAGGCGCCGCTCACGCAGCCGCTTGACCAGGAATGGCCCCACACCAGCCTTGATCTGTCCGGTTTCCTCCGCCCACCCTACTGGCCGCCAGCGTTCAACAAGGTCACACAATGATTCGATCCACTTATCAGACGCTGCCTGTTGCCGCCACAAATCAAGCAGGAACATACGCTGCTTGTGGTCAATGCCAATAACAACGTGCACTGTAAAGTCACCACCGTCAGCGGTCACCGCGTAGTCGCTGGCACCGTAGACTGTCATAGTCTCACGCGGCGGCTGGGCAACCGGCCCAGGCGGATCAATCGGCCTGGAATATGGCTTCAGCCATTGTGCCTCAAAGAAGTCACCGGTATCGGGGGCTGGGCGTTGCTGAAAGAGGGCCGACCAAGTCCGTGCGCTGCGCTTGAACGGAGCAAAATGTTCCGCAGTAAACCACTCTGGCCAAAGTATCTCACCAGGCTTGCGGCCCAGCGGATCATCCTGACGCTCACATTCAGCAGGCAGGCAGACCACATACCATTCATTGCCATCCTGGCCCTTGATAAAGCCTGATTGCCCTTCATAATCAGCAGGCAGAATACGGCCACAAATATCATCCTCATGCCAACGGGTTGAGATGCCAATTTCCCAAGTCGTAGGTTTTCTGCGGGTTTGCAGATCATCCATATAAGCGTCCCAGGTTTTATCCCTTATCTGCTTACTGTCAGCCTGTTCACGGCCCTTGATTAAATCGTCCCAAACAATGCCGTCGACACGGTTGCCGGTAATGCCGGTCAGAATTCCTTTAGCCAGCCACTCACTTCCATTGGTAAGACCCCATTCATCAACGGCGGCGGATTCCTCAGATAGAGAAGCGTCAAATATCCGCTTATAAATGGGCTGAGTGACAATAGAGCGAGCGCGGCGACCGAACTTGCGTGGCAAGTCACTGCCATAGCTAGCCACAATGACAGATTTTTTTGGGAAGCGCCCAAGAAAGTGAGTCGGGAATACGACAGACGAATACACCGATTTCCCCGCACCTGGCGGCCATAGGCCCATGAGACGTTTGATTTCTCCATCTTCCACCTTTTGCAGGCATTCCAACCACAGCAGATGATGCCTGCCAAACTTGGAAATTATTGGTGTAAACTTCTGCCGGTCATCATCCTCATCAATGGAGTGAGGAGCTGTCGGGATCTCGATCGTGCTCGCGAAGATCAACAGGCTGCTTCTTGCGCGCTGGCGTTTTTGCCGTTCCTCCCGTAAGAGCGTTAACTCGCTCGAGAGCCTTTTCAATTCTGGTGTCAAGTTCCTTCGCTGAGACATCGGTTGGCTTACCATTGGCGTCTACCGTAGCGTTGATGTTGGTTTGGCTGGCCTTGCCGTAAGCCCGGTCCAGCAATACCTGACCGGCAGCAATCGCCGCAGCTTCGTTAGGTGAAGCCTCGGCAATTTCAGCCAGGCGTTTGACCACAGCCGTAGCATGTGTCCGTGCAATGTCCTGAATTTCACGGGCTTCCTTGGCCACCGTTTGATGCAGCCTGATCCGCTTGCGCTTCTCACGCTTTCTTATTTGATTTGGGGACACGAATTTCTCTCCACTCGTTTGCCTGGCCCTGGTCTGCCAACCCCTGAACAACGCCTGCATGCGCTTGGTATGCTTCTCAGGGTCCATAGTCTTGGCTAGGGCGTACTGATTGCCTTCCCTGAAAAAGCCATCCAGCCTATTATAAATGGCTCGGCGCTTTCTTGCCCCGGCAAACCTTATCTTGCTGACCGCACCTAGTGTCCGTCCCATAACTCACACCATCCTCTTGGGTCAATCCGGCCAACCACCTTTGCACAACCAGATGGAGGTTCAAAATGCACACAATCATGATGGGGCCATGCACTGACCTGCCCACAATGTTCTGAAGGTCGTCCTTCG